CACCTTCAGCAGTTCCAGTAGGAACAGGTGCTACAGCTATTGCAGGTGGTACTAACAGAACTTATGCAGAAGCATTATTAACAGCAGGACTTTTACAGTCTTTCACTTTAGGTGGAGAACCTGATACTGTTTTAATGTCTCCAAGTCATAAGCAGTTAGCTTCAGCATTTAATGGCGTGGCTACTAAATACAAAGATGCCTCAGATAAAGTATCTATTGGCACAACTGATATTTATGTATCAGACTTTGGCGAAGTAGCTTTTGTTCCTGATCGTTTCCAAAACGCAAACAGAGTAGATATCCTACAAATGGATATGTGGAGTGTTGATTTCCTCAGACCATTCCAAACAACTGATCTTGCAAAGACTGGTGACTCAGACAAAAAACTATTATTAGCAGAGTGGACTTTAACAGCTAAAGCACCTAACGCTAACTACGGAATATTTAACTTAACTGCATAATTGTAGAATAAAGGACTGGGAGGGTTTTTATGCCCTCCCTTTTTTCATTAACACAGGAGTAACAAATGGCAATATTTACAAATAAAAAACATACATCAGGTTTGTATAGTAAAGTTTCTAGTGCAATTAAATCTGATCAAATGATGAGCAAAGGTGGCAAAAGAAAACAATCTTCACAGACATCAATGGGCGATAGAAAATTTGATCCAATGCTAAAAATAAGTGGCAATCAAGGACTTCAAGTTAAAGGTACTATTGACATGATGATAGCAAAAGCAATCAAGTAACATGGCAAAAAAATTCTCTCTTGATGATCCTAATGATGGATCAACAGTCAAAACCAATTTAATTGTAGATGAGGCAGAGAATAAATTTCATATTGAAAACTATCAAGATAATGCATCTATTAAAGAAATATTAGATGCTAATAAAGTAGCACAAAATGAAGGTGCTTATAAGTCTAAGGTTTTGGCAAATGAAAAAGGTTATAGAGTTGCAAGACTCCCTAACATAATAGTTCATCAATTAGCTAAAAGAGGAATTATGACTTACGCAGGAAAAGTCTTAGATAAACCAAGATTTTTTAAGTGGTTAAACGACTCAGACAATAAAGATTTTAGGATTTATACAGGTAATTTATAATGGCGATAACTACATACTCAAATCTAAAAACTACAATCGCATCTTATCTTAATAGAGAGGATTTAACTGCTTATTTAGGAGACTTTATTACCCTTGCAGAAAGTAGATTAAATAGAGAGTTACGAGTAAGAGAAATGGTTAATATTGATACCTCAACCAACACAGTTGCAGGTACACAAAGCTATGATCTACCAACTGGGTATTTAGAAGCTACAACTGTTATCTATCAAAGTAATCCCTTTACCACATTAAGGTTTATGGCTAATTCAGATTTTTACAATAGATACAATGAGTCAGAAAGTTCAGGTACTCCTCAATATTTTACTGTAGTAGGCACAAAAATATTATTAGGTATGCAACCTGATTCAGCAACTACATTACAAATAAACTATTATAAAAAATTAACTGCATTATCAGATAGTAATGCAACTAATGACATTTTAACAAACTATCCTGAACTATATCTTTATGCTTCACTAGCAGAGAGTTCGCCTTTTCTTATGCAAGATGAAAGATTACAAGTATGGGCAGGTTTGTATAAAGAGGCTTTAAGTTTATCAAATCTTGCATCTTCTAAAGGATCAACCACATCTTCTCCTCTACAAATGTCCACAACACAGGTGGCATAGATGATTGAGTTTGGCGATTTACAAGCTGACTTACCTACATTTAACAATACAGGTGCATTAAAAGTAGATAATGTCGTTCCTTTAGCTAAAGGATATCGAGCATTAGCAGGTTTTCAAAGTTTAACAACATCACCATTAACAAAAGAGAGTGGATCTACACCTTTAGATGCAGTTGGATTATTTTCAGCTTTTCTCAGTGATGGTGTGACTAACTATTGCGGTAACGCAACAAGACTATTTCAAATGAATAGTAGTGGTGATTTTGTAAATAAATCAAAGTCAGGTGGCTACAATAACTCTACTACTTCTAATGCTAGAGACTTTTGGGCCTTTACACAGTTTGGCACAAACATTATTGCAACCAATGGTGCTGATAACATACAAAAATTTGATCAAGGTACAGATAGTTTATTTTCTGATCTTGTTGCGATCAAAGCAAAATACATAGCTATTATTAGAGACTTTGTTGTTGCAGGATATACCACAGAGTCAAGTACAAGTTATAATCAAAGAGTTAAATGGTCAGGACTAAATGATAGTTCTACTTGGACACCAAGCCAAGCAACTCAATCAGGCTTTCAAGATATTGTTGGTACACATGGTAATATCCAAGCAATCGTAGGTGGTGAATCTTTTGGAGTAATATTCTTTGAGAAAGCTATTTATCGAATGGAGTATGTTGGTACTCCTTTAATCTTTACCTTTAATAAGATTGCAGACAACATTGGTGCTTTTGCTCCTAAGTCAGTTTGTTCTTATGGTAGTGATATATTTTTTCTTGCTCAAGATGGTTATTACAAACTATCAGGTGGTCAACAACTAACACCTATTGGAAATGCAAAAATTGATAACTTTTTCTTTGAAGATTTATCTTCTAATTTAGATGGGATTTGTTCAGCGATTGATCCTAACAACTCGATAGCAGTATGGTCCTATCGTGGATCAGGTGCTACAGGTACAACTAATAACAAATTACTAATTTATAATTATTCAGTAGATAAATGGAGTACAGGTTCAGGACAAGATTTAGAATTTATATCAGGTGCTTCTCAAGAGGCTTTTAACACATTAGAAAGTTTAGATGTGTTTGGTGAACTAGATAACCTTACAAGATCCTTAGATTCCTATTACTATGGAGAAGGAATTGTTGGTCTTGCAGGATTTAATTCTTCTCATTTATTTGGAAAGTTTATAGCAACAAGTTTATCAGCTACAGTTGATACCACAGAGTTTGAAGGTGTTGAAAACAAAAGGTCCACACTGATAAATTGTCGGCCTATTGTTGATGGCACAGCTAATACTACTGTAACTGTTACTCCTATTAAAAGAGACTCTCAGTTAAATAGTATAACTGTGGGAACTCCAGTATCTAACAATTCAGATGGCTCAGTGCCATTAAGATCAACAAGTAGATACCATAGAGTAAGAGTTAGTGTGACTGGTAATTTCAATACCATGTCAGGTGTAGAAATAGAAGCTAGACCTGAAGGTAAAAGGTAATGGCAGATAATTCATTTCCTACAGTTCCTTTATCTATTCCTGATACAGCACAACACTTACGATTAGTTTCAGCTTCATTAAACAATACAATTAATGGAAAATTAAATAGCACAGGAACAATTACACTAAGAGCAAGTCAAACAACAACAACTCTTACAGACGCAAGAATAAGTGGAAATTCAGTTATTTTATTTATGCCTATTACTGCCAATGGCAGAACAGGACTAAATGGACTTCATGTGTCAGCAAGAGCCTCAGGGAGTGCAACAATAACTCATGCAAGTTCAAGCAACGCAGATCAAAACCTCGCCTACACCATTATCGGATAATGTAATAACGAGAGTACCAAAAGATGATTTGTTGTTTATTTGGAGTCAAGTAGCACCCTTAATAGAAAAAGCATTAGACGAAACATACTCTATTAAAGATATCTTATATGGTATCTCTACAGGTCGTATGCAACTATTTATTAGTTGGAATAATAACAAAGTTGAAAGTGCTGTGGTAACAGAAATAGCACAATATCCTCAAGCTAAAGTATTACGATATTTCTTAGCAGGAGGAACAAACCTTAATAACTGGTTAGAAAGAATACAGGAAACAATCGAAAAGTTTGCAAAGAACAACAAATGTACTCACTTAGAAGTTGCAGGTCGCAAAGGGTGGGTAAGAAAACTAAAAGGATTTAAAATGAAAGCAATAATTTTAAGTAAGGAAATATAAAATGTCAAAAGGATCATCACCATCATCTATAACTTCTACACAATCTGCTGAACCATCAGATTTTATAAGACCATATCTAACACAAGCTATGGATTATAATCAAGATTTGTTTGAATCAGATATGCCTAACTATTTTCCAAATGCTACTTATGTAGGATATTCTCCTGAAACAGAAACATCATTGGAATTGGCTAGAAGGAGAGCGGTTGCAGGTAATCCCTTATTAAACCAATCACAAACTCAAGCTAGTAGTATTTTATCAGGTGATTATTTAGATCCTACTACAAATCCATATACACAAGGATTGTTTGATCAAATGGCAGGTGATGTGACAAGTAGAGTTAATTCACAGTTTACAAAAGCAGGAAGATTTGGCTCAGGTGCTAATCAAGAAATATTAGCAGATTCACTAGGAGACCTAGCTAATACTGTTTATGGAGATCAATATAATCGTGAAAGAGAAATTATGGCCAATACTATGGGTTTAGCACCTGCTCTCGGTGACGCAGATTACAATGATATTCAAAGATTAGGTCAAGTTGGTGTTGATAAAGAAAGTTTAGAACAGGCAAAATTAGATGATGCAATCAAGAGATTTGATTACGAACAAAAAAGACCTTTTATGAAATTAGAAAATTATTTAGGAAATATTGGTGCAAATTACGCACAAAATCAAGTTTCAACAAATCCAGTTACAAGAGATAGATTTGGTGGACTGCTTTCAGGTATTGGTCAAGGAGTTGGTATGGCTTCTGATTTAGGAATTGATCCACGATTAGCAGGTGGTATCGGTGGATTGTTAGGGTATTTATAATGAGTAATTTAGGTTTTATAAATAAACAAGTAGCAAAAATACCA